CTTTCGTTAATTTAAAGACGAATACAATCTGCCATAATCCATACGAAGACATTCCGGAAAGAGTACAGCCGTTAAAGGCGAAAGAGTTAGCCGAGGTTATTGGCGTTAGTCCTTCCGAGTTAAGTCGACGTGTTAAACGTTGGACATTCGGAGAGGAATACGTACTAGCTAAGATTGAGGTAGGCGGAAAACGTTCGTATATGTTTAATCCGTGGATCATCTATCGAAGTTCTACTGTTCCGGATGACACAGCGAGAGCTATTTTCGCAATTAAGCCGAAATAAAAACTTGCGCTCATTCGCACAAAACGGTTAAAAAATTGATCTGACTCGCACAACTAAAAAGTGACTTCACGCTTAGAGCGACAAGGGATGTAGCCGTTTTAGGTGTGAAATTATTTCTTTATCTTTGTTAAGGCTAAACTGTTAAACAATTAGACATTCCGCCTTCGTCCAAGACCAGGACTTCGGCGGCGTCTTTTCTTTTATTATTTTAATACCATCGTCCAGTAATATATAAGTACTATTATCGACGATACGACAGGAGCTTGCGACTGGCGAAGGTTTGTAGTTTATCTACTCGTATTAATAGACGGAAGGAGATTCCGGAATACATGAGCGTATTATTCGTTCTATTAAGCGTAATGGTGTCCGTATTTATCGCATTAAATGCGAAGTATACACGCTATTATTTATCGTTATCTCGTTTATATCGAAAGCATAAAGGCGGAGCATGGTCGTACATTTATATCCGTAACTTTCCCGAAGTAAGATATTGGCGACAACATACAACGCATTATAACGAAGTTGTTATTAAGGCGGAAGATTATAGAAACTAAAACGGAGGTGACAACGAATGGCACTTAAACGATTAGGAACAGAACACTATCACGCTATTAAGCTGCTGTCACAACCGAAGCAAGGAGGTCTTACAGCGGAACAGATAGCGCAAGAAGTAGGCGTAGGACGAACAACGATATTCAACTGGAAGAAGGATCCGTTATTTGAGCGAGAGTTAAAGCGTGAGATGGTACGTAATGCACAGTCGAGGCTACCGGAAGTACTCGATAATATCTATCGGGTTGCAGCAGAAACGGAGAATGCAGCGATGGCTAAGCTCGTATTACAACTTAACGAAATGCTAACGGAGAAGCACGAAGTATCTGCCGTAGATAATACTAACGGTGTAGATTACGATGTGATTGACGCAGAGATAGAGTCGTTTGCCAAGCGATTAGATGGCGAGGAGTCCAAGGCGTAAGATATGGCGTACTATATAATAGTAGATACTCGGTATGTGATTGCGGGTAGGTATGAGTAGCGTATGTACTATCGTGTACTATCTACCAGCACGCAGGGTCTGACGGACAGGCGCCTGAAACTTTTCGAATCTGCTGTATATTCTATGCATAATACGGTGCATATAACGCTATTCATTCGATGTATAAACGTTGTTATATCAACGATGTATAAATATAAATACAATAACGAACGATTGAACGTTAACGAACGTTGATTTAATAACGTTTTAATTAATTCGTTTACTCAACAAAAGGCGTTTCTGTTGTGTTATCTATACGGAATTTATACAGCGAGTGACGGACCCCAAGTGCACCCCGTCCGAATCCCGTTTCCTGACGCCAGAAAAATCAGCGTATCAAAATAACGTTTGACTTTTGGCGGTCGCCCTAGCGCAAGCATAAACGAAAAGAAGCCCCGTCGTCAAGACGGAGCCCACTTCGTATCTATTCGCATCACAAGTTAATCTCGGTATATAAGTCGTTAATTTGTTCCTGCTCAATTCCGATATACTTTAACGTTTCGCGCTGGCTCGAATGATTTAAAGCGTACATTAACTGCGCAAGATCTACGCCAGCATTATAGCGATGAAACGCCCAAGTTTTCCGCAACGTATGTGTGCCGACTTTAACGTCGATGCCAGCACGCTCTGCCGCAGCGTTTAGATTGCGCCATGCCTGAGTGCGATCTAGCGGCTTAGTTGCGTTACGTTTTGACGGAAACAACCAATCGCTGTTTTTAGCGTCAGTTGGAACGAGTTCTTTTAACGCCTGCATGATCGATTGATTAAAACGGAACTCTTTACGTTTACGAGTTTTCTTTTCCGTTAATATCAGCGAAGATTTACCGCGAACATCGCCAACTTTGAGCGCTAGTATATCGCTGATACGTAGCGAGCTATTTATGCCGAATATAAAAAGCAGTAGGTCGCGCCCGTGTAGCGCTTTTTTCATTTTATTGACATCTTTAACGTTTTTAATCGGATTAACTATATTCATACCGAACACCTCAACTTATTCTCGTTTTGTTGAGTTAATAATAGCACGATACATAATCGCAAGTCAACGATAAATTAGAAAAATATTCCGAAGGAGAGGAGGCGACAGTATTGGCATGGACTAACGGTAATTGGAGCGATGCAAAGACGCGTAGAAAAGAAATTGATAAGCTGCGCCAGTACATCGTCCCTAGAACGCGTAATATCGACAAATTAACCGCCGATGAAAAGCGTGACTTAGCGATGTATATTCGCGAGTTAAAACGTTTAGAGGCGATTGAGCGCGGCGATACCGACCTGTTATTCTTCGCTTATAATTGGTTCGGTGAAAACGCTAATCCCGATAATAGCGGAAACTGGATTCCGGCTTTCGAGCATGACGACGACCTCACCACGATAACAAAGCACGCGCCCGACTTTCATCACGAAATCTGCGATATTATGAACGTAGTATCGAACGAAGAAATCAATAAACGCGTAGTTGTTGCGGCACCACGATCGCATGCTAAGTCGAGTTTCTTATCGAAAGCATTTCCGATACATGAAATCGTTTATCGTAAGCGTAAATACATTATCATTATTTCGGAAACGCCGTCAGTTGCCAGCGCTAACCTCGAATGGATTAAGTTACAGCTGCAGGGCAACGAAAAGCTTATCCGCGACTTCGGTCAGATCCTTTCGCCTAAACAGCAGATGAATCCGAAGGACAACAGCGGAGAGTTTATCGCCTGGGAAGACCTCGGCAACGGTAAACAGAAAATGCTTACGCTAGTGCAGGCTGCTTCGTCAGGGCAAGCGCTACGCGGCCGTAACTGGAACGGAAATCGACCGGACTTGATTGTCTGCGATGATTTAGAAGATAAACGGAACACGAATACGGAACAGCTTCGTCAGGAACTAAAGGATTGGTTCCGCCAGGTAGTAATTCCGTTAGGTGATCCGGAAGGTAAAAAGACTGCTACCGTATTTATGGGTACGACAGTCCATCACGAAAGCTTGTTAATCGACGTCATGAAACACCGTGCTGACTTCGAGGCTAAACGATATCAAGCGATTATCGATATGCCCGAACGGATGGACCTGTGGGAAGAATGCCGTCAGATATACGTAAATAGAGAAGATCCTCGCTCGGCCAAAACGGCGGAGCTTTTTTACATTGCGAACAAAGACGAAATGGACCGCGGAGCTAACGTACTGTGGCCCGAAGTACAGCCGTTATTTAAGTTAATGGCGTGGAAATGGGACAACGGCTCGAAAGCGTTCAACACCGAGTATATGAATAACCCTATCGATGAAGAATCGATGCTATTTAATCCGGCGAAGTTTACGTACTGGAACGATAAGAATCCGGCGCGTCAGTTTCCGCATAAAGACTATACGATAGCACTCGGAATTGACTTTGCGATGGGTAAACAGCGCGGAGATTACTCTGCGATTACAGCCGTTGCAAGACATCGAGAAACAGGCGTTGCTTACGTCATAGATTCGTATGGAGATCGCGTTCATCCTGACGTTTTTATGGAAGTTATCGTTAATAAAGTGCGCGAGTTACAGCCGGACGTAATCGGTGCAGAAGCGCAGATGGCGCAGGAATTCTTCGTAGACAAACTTAAGGAACGCCTGACGGTTATAGGTTATCCGGCACACAATCGCGTTAAAAAGGTCTTTCAGCGCAGCCGTAAAGAGCTTCGAATTGAGGCCATGCTACCGGATATTGAAACCGGAAAGATACAGTTCTCGCGAAGACACGCGTTATTACTCGAACAATTCGAACGTTACGGCGCTGACCATGACGATCTTGTTGATAGCTGTGAGATTTCCGTATCAGTATCGAAACAAGGTAAACGTAAGGTACGTCAAAAGCCTTCGTGGATGTAAGAATCCCGATTAGTAGCAGAAGTCTTTTATATATTGATTATTTAAATATATGTGCTAAATGAAAAACATAAAAAGGAAGGAGGTCGTTTCATGGCATTATTCGAAACCGGTAAGCAGTTTCCGCCCGAAGATTCGATACAGAGGCTCGCTAAATATAGCCGTATGCGTAAGTTCTTCAAAGGCCAGCAATGGGAAGTATACGATCGAGCGCGATTACTCTTAAAAGATTCGCCACAGAAACCGCAACTAGACGTTTTATACATCGCAATTAACTTGCCGTACATTCTGACGCTTAAACCTGCGGACCTACTCGTAGGAGATGCACCGATTTACGAAGCAGGTAAGCCGGACAGTAGTAAAGAGCAGGTAACGCTCAACAAATACGTTGAAGAAAACGACCTAAACACGCTGATTTACGAAAGCGCAACATCAAACGGCTATCGAGGCGACAGTTTTATGAAAGTACGCTACGGCTACCGTCAAGACTATTCGGAGCTCACTCGTTTAGGACTGGACGTACCGGAAGACGTTGATATGGAACCGATTATCGAGCACGTCAATGCTTCGTATGTGTTTCCGGAAACAAGTAATGGCGACGTGAAGAAGTTCAAGGCGGTCAACATTGCGCAGATTGAATGGGTCGAGACTCGTAACGATGAGATTCCGTATTTAAACATCGAGCGACATATTCCCGGCTACATCATTTACGAAAGATATCGCTTAATTACGCGTCCGGAAGTCGGCGTAGATAATACGTACGGCTATCCGATTACACTTTACACAATCGGCGACAAAGTAGCGACTGGGCGTGACGAAGATATCGTCGAAACAGGACTTTCGCATATTCCGGTCTTTCATATTCCGTATTCTTCGGTAGATGACGACTGGCAAGGCGATGGCTTTATCGAAAAGATTGAAAAGGCGCTGCAAGCTATCGAAGACCGTATCGCACAACTCGATTTTATTCTTATGAAGCACAGTGATCCGACGTTATATGGTCCCGACCTAGAAGGCGTAGGCAACAGCGTTAGTTTCGGCGGAAAATACATTCCGATTACGAAAGAAGACGCAACGCCAGGCGCTATTACGTGGGACGGTCAACTAGATTACGTATTTAAAGAAATTAACTTCCTAGTTTCGTATATCTTCCAAATGAGCGAAACGCCGCAATGGTTATTCGGTACTACGATGGCTGACGGAGATAGTGGAG